CGCGACAAACACAGGTTCGGGTGTCCTACAACACGCCTACGTCCTGCAGAAGAATACTGCAACTTTTCCTTCGGCAGCCGCGGAATTAGCCGCCTCACTATAGCCCGATCATGGGGCGTACTAACTACTCCCCCAGGTTCCAGAAGTGCGCCGTAGCGCCGGAACCCCTTAATTAAAGGGGAGGCCTTCCGCACAGACCACAATTCCAATCACGGACTACATCCATTCTTCCTTTGTCTTCTTGACGTCTATCAGTATCTCCCCAGCGTCAAACTCCTCATAAGCCGGAAGCTCTTCCTCGACCTCAATCATGAGGGGAAAAGTCTCCTTCCGGACAACACGGGGAGTTAGATACCATTTTCGAGTTTCTGCCCAACTTGGACGAGACCTAATACTGCCCTCACCAAACCCGCTAAGGTAAGGTAGGTAATTTGGCCGGTCAGGTCGGATGAGCGACATTCTCATTTTAAACTCTAATTCTGATCTTTTACACCGGGAAGCGAAATCCACGCTCCACTTCCACGAAGCGAGCTCCATCGCACTAACTTTCCTATCTTCTCTACGAACCGTACCCGGATCGACAAATGTGCAACCATCACGAGGGACGATTACGTTGTGATCGGGGCCTAGGATCGGCAAAGACTCAGAAGGTCTGTCGAAACGGAGGTTCCACTTACGAGTAAGACGCCACGCGAGTTCACCACGGAAGCCAAGCTCGTGCGTTGAAAGGCGATAAGCCTTAAGTGACGGAAGATGCCACCTAAAAAACTCAAAGCCAGCACGGAACCTAGCGGGCCCGTGGATTCCTCGAAGGAAATCCTCGTAAGTCCTGCAAAGGGAAGTGATGTCACTACATTCCTTAAGCATACCAAAGCGCAAAGTTTGGCGCACTTTATATTTTCCCCTTTCGCGAACTACTAAGGTAGAATTAAGCGTGCCGTATTCGGCAGATACACTCGTTTTTGTCTTCTCAACTTCCAACCCCAGATGTGAGACCGTATCCATCCAATGCCGAGAGAACTCGGGACTGGAACGGAAAAGGATATCATCGCCGTTGATCTTGCAAGGCTTCCCGTCGCCCCCCGCCCATAGAAATGCCATTCTATTCTGAATGCATAAAAGTGGAAAGGATAGATAGGATCCCATCATCTGACCAACACGGGGAAAGAAATCGAGATTTTTTTCAAGGTTATACAAGTTAGGCCGCAATATGTCTAGAGCACCCTTCATCACCGACTGCGGCACAGAGACCGTAGACGTGAGAATAGTGGCAAGGATCATTTCGGCGACCTCAATACTGAGGTTGTCGGTGGCGGACTTGTAATCACCAGAGGTGAGGACCTCCCCTTCAACATACCTAAAGTCCTTCAGACCTTCCGTGGTAACGTCACCTCGGTTGAGCCAAGAGTTTCTGGATAATCTGTCATAAATAGCCTTGTGAAGAGGCCGTAGACAGAGTACGTCAGATGAAAACTTGCTCAACGCGCGAGGTTTACCAGCGGACTGAACGACGATCA